TGTTGAGCATGGTAAAGAAATCGGTAAGTTCTTCGACGAGTCATTCTTAGTACAGGGCATCAAAGCATGTCAAGTAACTAACGTTGACCCTGATGGAGTTACTCTAGGTGGTTGGGAAGGTTCAACACCTGCTAACATCGTACGTACAGCACCGAACGGTTTCCAAGGTGGAACAGTGCAAGTACTATCTGGTGTTGGTGATGAACTAGACCCTGATTTACTAGAACTAGCGATTCAAGACTTATGTCAGAAAATCGAAGAGAAAGATGTAGACATTTCAGAAGCAGTTCTGTTACTACGTCCAGCACAGTATTACGCTCTATTGCGTAACTCTAAGCTTATCTCACGTGACTTTAGTTCAGTCAATGGCGATTATGCTAAAGGTGATGTATTGGAATCTTGTGGTATTCGTATCCAAAAGACCAACCGTTTCCCTAAAGCTAGTGATGTTGGTGCAACTCACTTCTTGTCAAATGCCGGTAACGGTAATGCGTATGACGTAACAGCTAACGACCAGAAATGTGTTGTATGCTTGTTAATGCCTAAAGCGTTACTTGCTGGTGAAACTATCCCGTTGACTTCTGACGTTTATTTCGATAAGAAAGAAATGCAGTGGTTCATTGATAGCTACCTATCGTTTGCAGTAACACCTAACCGCGCTGAAATGGCCGGTGGTATCTTTACTTCAACCGTAGCATAGTACAACTTTAGAAACCCTTCTCACGAGGGGTTTTTATAAGTGGTATTAACACTTAACACATATGAGCAATTAAGTTCATATGTCTGTTTTCTTTGCAAAGGAAATTTAGATGGAAGAGTTAGAAGCAGTACAGATGTTACTACGTTCTATTGGTTCAAGTCCGGTCAATAGTTTAAGCGTAGCACACCCAGATGTTGCGAATGCGAGAGCGTGTTTAGAACGCTTACGTAAGAGTACACAGCGTCGTGGATGGTGGTTCAACCTTGATTACAATGTTGTCTATCCTCAAAACGAGTTGGGTGAGGTAGTAATACCTAAAGAGATTACAAAATTCATAGCAGATGATGTACGATATGTTAAACGTGGTAGGAAGGTGTATGACGCCCATAATCAAACGTTTAAGATTGGTATGGATATCACTGCAATTAAAACAGTTCGCGCCTTACAGTGGGAACAGATGCCTGCAAGCTTACAAGTTCATGCAGCATATTTGGCCTGCGCCGAGTTCATTAGTGACGAGATTGAAGACTCTGCTAAAGAACAAAAATACCAGAGATTAGCGGGGATAGCTAAGATTGACGTAGACGCAGAGGATTTAGAATCTTCAAAGGTTAATGTGTTCAATGGAGCGAGAGTATCGCGTGCAAGAGCGGGTCAGATTCCATATAACAGACAATCGAACCTTCGCCCTAATAACTATAGCTAGGAACAGGTATGAGAATAGAAGGCACATTTAAAACACCTATACATGGCATTAGTACACTAGCGCCAAGGAATAGAGCAGACGGACACGCAGAGGTACAGTTGAACCTACGCTCGGACCCTGTGCAGAAACTAACACGTAGACCGCCATTAGTATTCACAGAATCACTGATAGCGGGTATTACAGAATCTGACAACTTTTTGTATCATGAGTACCGGAAAGATGGTGCCTTATTCAGTCACGTACTTAATCAGACAGATGGTACGATAGTCAGCTTTAAAGATAATGCAGTACTACCATCATCCGGTTCACTCGCAGCATATGCAGCGGGTGGTGACTTGGTGATGCGTACGATATCAGACACTACTTATATACTAAATAAAGACGTAGTTACTCGTAAAGGAGTGGCATTAGACACAGTAATTAAAGTAACACATATAAACATATTGTCAGCACTGAATTATGGTGAGTCAATAAAATTAGGTATAGGAAGTACAGCAGACAGTCCACCTACGGTAGTTACGTATACAGTACCAGTCTTAGGTGACCCACCTTTATATGACGTTGCTGATGCAGCGCGTGCGACAGGTGCAGTAGCTATAGGTTTGGCTGCAGCATTGCAAGCAGAATTCTGGTTCAGTCTTAATTACAAGGCAGAGGTGCTAGGCTCATCAATAGCGATATATTCACTGTCAGGTGGTCCAGCATTAAATTGGGTGACTGCGTATATCATAACAGGTCAAGGTGACCGTAGTGCAAGAGTATTTGGAGAAATCATATCTGACGTGGATGGGTTACCCTTGTATGCAGTGCATGGAACAGTGACAACAGTAAGACCCAATCCAGTAGACAGTGATGGAACGTATTATCTTAAAGCTGAACGTGTAGCGGATGCTGCGATAATAGGCGCTGACCTATACTTAGAAGAGGTTGTATGGGCTGAGACTCGCGCACCCTTAGAAGCTTATGACATCGATTCAAGCACTCTACCTCATGTGATTACATACGACGAAGATGCAAATAACTTTACAGTTGGCCAAGAAGATTGGGCTGACCGTAGAACAGGTAATGACGATTCTTGTCCGTTCCCAGAGTTCATCGACCAACGTGTTGTAGACTTAGGACAGTTCCAGAATAGGGTAGTATTCCTAGCGGATGGTTCCGTCTATATGTCAGAGACAGATGACTATACTAATTGGTTTAAAGCATCGGCAGTTAAACTGCTAGTGACAGACCCTGTAGGTATTACATCAAGTGCAGTAGACACAGAAGCTATCGAGCATATAAGTTCACATAACCGTGACATGATGTTGATTGCGCCTAATGGACAATTTAAGATAGATGGTAACGTAGCGGTGACACCACAAACAGTGAGTATGCCCAAGGTATCTTCTTATGATTGTGACACAAGTGTTGCACCTGTACCTATGGGTGACAGTGTTATACTTGCAATTAACCAAGGCGAGTCTGGCGGTCTATTAAACTTCACAACTAGGAAACAGACTGAGCAGGAGTTCGGTAGGAATGTTTCAAGACATGTGGTTGGTTTATTGGCTGGTAGCATAACACGTATGGTAGGTAGTGTTAATTCAGATATGGTAGTTGTCATGACAAGTGGCAGTACAGGAAACACTTTATATGTATTCGAGAAGTATGATGAAGCCGGTAAGGTGATTCAAAACTCATGGAGTACATGGGAGTTTCCAGCAGATATTATCATTGTTGATTTAGTGTTTAACTCAGACAAACTTAAAGTAATTACAAAGCACAATTCAAACATTTCGGTATTCGAGATTGACTTGTATTCAAGAGTAACCAGAGACACTGACGAGGTGTTCTTAGACTATATGGTAACCTTAACATCGTCTGATGGTGCTACGGTAACGTTGCCAACAGGTTACCCATTGACTGCTAACACAGTGGTAGTACAAGGTAAAGATACAAACTATCCGTTGTTTAAGGCACAGTATACAGAAGCTGGTGGAGTACTAACGTTTAGTGAAAACCTGTCAGATGGTGTTCCTTGTGACGTTTATGTAGGTGTTACAGCAACAGCACGCTACATACCTACTAGACCGTTCAGACGTGACGATACAGGATTAGTTCTTTCACAGGACCGTATCCGTATAGCTCGTTGGGGATTGTATTTAGTTGACACTCATGAAGTGACAGCACGTATACATTCTGAATTTGTTGTTTTAGATGACCAGACATTCGGTGGTCGTTTGATGGGACAAGTGAACAACGTCATAGGTGAGAAGCGTTCGTACACAGGTGATATAAATTTCAGTTACTCACAGGATGCAGAATTAGCAAAGATAGAGTTCTTTACCGAAGGGTACTTAGGATTAACTATAGGTGCAATTTCGTGGAATGGTCAATTCTTTAAAACAAGCGGGAGAATGTAACATGGCAATGTACGCAGCAGCGGTACAACAAGGTATACAGTTTGGTTCTTTGGCTCTCGGCGTAGAATCAGCAGAAACTACAGCAGCTTACAACAGTACGTATCAAAGCGTAGCTGGTAAGATTGCTGCAAGTAATGCTCGTTCTGCGGGAGAGCGTAACATCTCAGCAGTTAACCAAGACAAGATAACTTCTAATACTAAAATCAGACAGAACCAAGATGAAGCAGAGGCTCAATCAAGAGTATCAGCAGCACTTGCGGGTGTCAAAGGTGCTAGTGTTGAAGCGGGTATAGCCCAAACAAACGTAAATGCAGCGGGTGCAATAGCAGCCACAGCAAAAGCAGCAGACCAGCAGATAGAACAATTGAAGGCCGGTATATACGGTTCAACAATGAGTATACGAGCGAGAGTAGAGCAGCCTAAATCATCTTTAGCAGGTAATTTAATGAATACTCTATCGTCTGTAGAACTAAGTGATTTAAGAATAGGTGAAGCACTGGCGAATGAGCCACCAACCGACGCTGGAACACTAAAATTACCGGAGGATTAGAAATGGCAGAATTTGGCCAACCAGCAAGAACGGCAGTTAGTGACGCCAATGCAGGCTTTGTCAACCCACCAGCCACACGTGAGGTTGCTAGAACACAGCAATCTCAAAGCGTGCGAGCTACAAGTGATGTTGATGCAGCAGCAAAGAACTTAGGTTCATCATTAGGTAATTCACTACAGAAGTTACTATCCGAAAAAGCAGATAACATAAATGCACAGAGGACATTAGCAGCCTCTATGCGCCAAGGTGAAGAGAAGGCTGTAAATGCAGTAGACTTAGAAAAGAAACGCTCTGGTTGGTCAGAGTCTTTATTCGGTCAGAACATTGAATATCGAGCAGCACAGCAACAAGCAGTAGTTAACAATGTACAACAGACGTACTTAGAACAAGCTAATAAGATATCTGAATTTGCTGCCGACAACCCAGAACAATACAAAGCTAAATTAAGTAAAGCCCTCGATACACAGTTGAAGGTACATGAAGGCGACCCAGAGACACGTGACCTCATTATACAGAATTGGTCGAAGTCTGCATCAAAGTTAGTAGCAGCACAGCATAAGGAGCATGTAGGCTTCGCTGCAGGACAGAGACG